TTTTTCTTCAAGAAAGTAATTCCCCGAAGATTCACCTATGTATATCCTAATCTTCTCAAAGTTGTAAACGCTTTCGGAAAGATTAGCAGTAGAAACTCCTGTTCCCTCACCGTCAAAAAGCACGGTTTCATCAGCCTCCGCTACGAACCTGTTATTCTCTACGTCAGGAACAATTCTGACACCCTTGCCAGCAACAACTGGCACCGCCGTCACTGGGCCTCTAACTGCCCTGTTCAAATTAACTGCTGTCATTATGTGTTACCTCCTGCGATGCGGTGGATGCCGATAATCTTGTATAGACGCACGAAGGCACCTCCGCCTTGAACGGTGTTGTTAGCCCAGTTGTTGTACTTGCACATACTCGTACTAAGAGTGGTTCCAGACGCAGTAAGAACCCATCCGATAGAGAAAGCAGTATCATTAGAGCTATTAAATATGTATCCTTCAAGAGTGAAACTTGTGTCGTCAGTCATTTTTTCAGAGACAGTATGGTTCGTATAACTGTTATTGAATGTTTGCCAATAGAACCTTACTCTCTCAAAGTTTGATATTGTTTCAGACAATGTAATCGGAAAATCTCCAGACGTAGCAGGACTTTTTCCATTAGAGTCTTCCCACAGCACGGTCTCGTCCACGCCGAGCGCACGTTTCAGGTAGTCCAGCTGCTGCTGCGAAAACGATTCGGGACCAGCAAGGGGCATGCCAACGAGTTGGCCTTCGACTGACATCATTTGATTATTTTCTGGCATAATTCCTCCTAGTTGTTGGCAATGCGGTGGACGCCTACTATTTTGATGATATCAGCAGAGCTTGTTCCTGATGTTCCATTAGTCCTGATAATATTACGGTCAATAGTAAGGGTTTTCCCGTCGTTTGATTTAATTAGGGTTGTCATCAACTCTACACCAGCATTGTCGCCATTAGTTCTTAAGCATCCTATGTAAACATATTGTGCGTCGGCTACTGTTTCGGCAACATGCGTTGCTATAGCAGTATTATCTTCTTTGATGAAAAATCTTAGACGTTCGAAGTTTCCTACGTCTTCTGACATATTCAGTTGAGAGCTAGCAGTATGTACTGCACCTGTCCACAGCACAGTCTCATCACTCGGAGTAGCCTGACTAATCCTGAGCGTGTTCCCATCGGGGTTGTCAATCACGATTCCAGGGCCAGCCACGACATCCACTGGGCCTTCAACTTGTAGAACCCTGTTTCCGTCACTGTCTGTGATGAATTCGAGACCTTCACCAGCGTCGAAATCGTCCTCCTTGGTTGCAACAGCTTCTGCAACTGCGGTTCCGCTCTGTGGGTTTGAAGAGGTTGCATCATAGGTTTGGTCAACGGTTCCGCCCCATTCGCCCGTGTCACCCTTAGGGCCTTGTGGACCTGTCGCACCCGTTGCACCAGTGGCTCCTGTTGCACCAGTAGCTCCTGTTGCACCGTCACGGCCAATGATACCGTCTTCACCTTTTGCACCAGTGGCACCTGTTGCTCCTGTTGCACCTGTGGCGCCCGTAGCACCAGTTGCACCCGTCTCACCAGGAGGAACGGAATCGGAATCAACAGATATGATAACCTTCAATTCTCCGCCATCGGAGTCGATATCCATGTTGATGCCGTCGCCAGCAACAAACGGAATCGTGAAAGGGATTTCACCCGCAGGACCAGTGGCACCAGTTTCTCCCGTGTCTCCTTTTGGGCCAGGTTCTCCCGTGTCTCCTTTCGGTCCGATTAAGCCGTTTAGGAAGTCTTCGATTGAGCCAGTATTGCCTTCTTCAATCCACAATTCATATGCGGACTGTCCGTCGGCACCAGTATCACCCGTTTCACCCTTGATGGCTACTAGGAAGTCTTCGATTGAGCCAGTATTTCCTTCTTCAATCCAAAGGTCGTAAGCGGACTGTCCGTCGGCACCAGTAGCACCTCGTTCACCCTGTTCGCCAGGTTCGCCCTTGATACCGTCGAGCTTGACGATTTCGAGGCGCTGGATGTATGCCTCTTTCCAGTCAATAGGAGTGCCAGGAGCGAAGTACAGAACCTCGGTCTCTGCGTCTTCGGGAACCTTGCGGATGAACTGGACACGAACGTTGTGGCGGTTGCCAGTTGTTTCAGGACCAGATGAATCAAATTGGTAAGCCAAGGATTCGTTTGCATTCCCGTGGCCAGTGTAAACCAACACCTCATCCAATGTGTTCGACAGGGCTTCTGGGTCCTGCTGATAACGGATGATGCAGCTAACGAAGTAGAGACCAGGCTTCAAGTAGATGTAGCCAGGAGGGTTCGAATCAGGATATGGACACGTTTCGATATGGTCGATGAAGTTTCCTAGATATTCAATCTCGTTACTCGGAATGCCGAGCGTATGGCCAGCCTCGTCGCCAGGGAAGTCGGTGTATGTAGGGCCGTACATTCCTAGCCAGTGTTCCATGCTGGAAGGAGTTATAATCGTGCTACCTCCAGCTGCTTCGGTGGCCATAAGGTTTGGAATAGTGAAAAGGAGTGAGTCGTTCCTGTCGTAGACTTCGAGGCGGTAGACCTTCTTTTTGTCAACGAACACGCCCTGGGCACGCCCGTTGTCGTCGAGGACGATGGGCTGCCTCATGATTTCCATATTGTCGTTGTAGACCTGTGCGAGGTCGTCAGTGCCGTTTATGAAAACACGGAGAAGGCCAGCTGTGTTTAGAGCACCTGACCTTGTCTGAAACTGCGTTGTAGGGCTAAAAAGCCTTGCGTATTTAGTAGCCATGTAAACCTCTTCTTTCTATGCGAGAAAGTAGGGGCCGCATGGAGTTGACTAGCTTCCGCTCCTGACGAACGTAGTGTACCCGTTATGGTTGTAGTTTGCGGTATCGGTAGACCACAGGGGCTTAGATAGCCAGACATATACGAGGAACCTGTTGTTGTAATCCTCGTTTTCGAGGTCTGCCTGTGATGAAAGACCGTTCGCATACCACACGTCGCAATCCGCCCAGTCGCCGTCGGTGTTCTCCTCCTGTATGAGGGCAGTGACACGGCTGTTCGGGTTTGCAGGGTCGAGCATGCTGTTGGGCGAGCTGTTGGAGCTTGCACCGCCTGGTTCGTAATCCCACGGCATGAACAGGTAGTAAACGTCGTTGCTCCTGTAGTAGTGGTGAGGACCAAGCTGCTGCTCGTAGTGGTGGGTCCAGTTATTGTAGTTGTCGATTCTCGGAGGTGCCATTCCTGGGCAGTTTCCAGAGTTTCCGCTGTAACGCCACGTACCCATGTTCATGTCCTGGTAGGTAGCATACATGTAAGGCTCGAAGTATCCTACATGCCACTGTGTCATCTTGATTCCGTGTTCGTCGATAGTGTCGAAACGGTTGTTGATGATGTGCATGGAAAGGAACTTGACAACTGTTCCCCTCACCTCGTAGTGCGGGTGTTCGGCATCCCAGTAGTATGTAATCCACAGACGGAAGGCACCGTTGAAGCTGTTGTTCTCCAGAACGCATTCGTAGAGGTAAGTGTCGCCAGACTTGTAAGGATACAGGTCTATCGGGTTGGAACTCGTGCATCCGCACATCACGAGACGGTTAAGGTACCACTTGAAGTTGTTCGAGATGAACACGTTCCTGAAAGCGATTTCCTTGTTCCTCGTGTATGCGTTCCTGTCATCGGTAGTCATCTTGACAGGACCAGTCCATGAGCCGCCATAGATTGACAGGGTGGTCTTGCACGGGTCGATACCCTCGGCTCCGTTGATGGAGATGTCGGAATCACGGGATGTGAGCATGGTCAGACCGCTGTGGTAACGCTGGATGGAAACCACGCACCTTTCCGTGGTGAGAATGAGGCCACTGGCGCTGTTGATTAGAAGGCTGGCCTTCACGTCCTGCAGAACCATCGAGCTTCCCGTAAGGGTAAGCGTTCCAGTGAAGTTGCCGTTCTTGACTGTCGTGAACGAGTCGGAATCGAGGTATGCGCCGTCGGCAGTCCTTCCCTGCAAGTCAAGCGTGTATTCGCTCCATACGACGGAATTGAGCCTCTTACGGCGTTCAAGCATAGTCGATACCCAGCGGCTTGCACTGTCGAAGCAGTCAAGGTCGGGAGCGTAGTCGAACTGAACATGGAGTCCGTTAGATATCAGGCCAGGTGCCCACGTACCGTTGCGGAAAATCCTGTCGCCGAAACCAGTTCCAGTAATCCTAACGTAGTCATCAGCGGGCTTGAAGAAATTGTCTGGTATTGAAGTACCTAGGCCAATCTGGAAGAAGGAATTGTTATTGTATGAAGTTACCTTCGTATCCGTTCCAATCACGGTCTTTCCAGAGAGGTTTGCTAACGTGTCCAGCGAAGAGTAGTTGAAATAGTTCGTCGGGTCTACGTACAGCACATGTGCATCGCAATGCCAGAAAGCATTGACGCTCCTGAACCATGAGGAATGGGCCTCGGCCCTGGGGTCGGTGAAGATGAATTCGGCGACATGGTTCCTGTTAAGGGGAATGATTGCGGAAGGACAGACGAATTCCGCCCTAGTGAACCTTGCACCTTCGTCGAAATACAGCGTCTTCGTGGTAGAATAGGTCGTGTCGCTCGTGTAGGTTCCGTGGATGAACCTCGGAATCTTCGGGGTCTTGATATTCCACTGGGAGACGATGTCTGGATAAGTCAAAAAGGCCGAGATGTTCGCCTCGTTGCCTGGGGTGATTCCGTAGACTGAGCAAGGAAGCTTCTCGTCATCCCAGAGGAGAATCCATCTTCCAGTATCCGTGGTGTTGGAGAGGACCACGATGCCGTCATCAGGTTCTTCGGTAGATGTAGGGTCCCAAACATAGTTCCTCATCGGGGCCATGCAGTCGTTGTCATAACCGTATACGGAAACAACGCCGACTTCAGTGTTGGTGTCCTTCAATGCGTCGATGCCGTTTATTACCGTGTCGTTCTTCACGTCAGGAACATTGAAGCCAGCCTGGAAGGTGTCTATCAGTTCGTAGGTACCGTCACCGTTGGCCTTCTCGACCCTGACATCGACAACGGCTGCGTCGAAGAACAGGGTAGGAATCCTGCCCTCGTCGGAGGTGATAATCGGGTTGACTGCAGCACGGTAGATATCCCCGTCGAGAGTGAAGATGTCGTTCAGGGTGTCTGAATCGTGCTTGAAAATCGAGATGCGTCCACCGACGAGAGGGAAACCAACGTCGTCGAAGAACTGGTTGATAGGCAAACTGATTTTCATTATACACCTCCCATTACTGCCTTGGCAATTTCAGCCTTGGCCTTTACCTCTGTTGCGTCGAGTTCAATGGCCTGCTTTTCAAGTTCTAGCTGCTTGGATGCGGTTTCGAGCTGTGCCTGTTCGGCATCGGCACCACCTTCAAGCTGCTTCTGGAATGCCATTTCTTCCATCTTCTGCTGATGCTGCAGGTCCATTTCTGCGAACTTGGCCTGTATGTCCTTGTCCTTGTTCTTGTCGTACTGCTGCCACTGTTCGAGCTGCTTCTGCATGTCCTCTATCTGTGCATTCTTCTGCTCGATAGCCTGCTTCATCTGTTCTATTGTATCGAATGCCTGCTGTTCCATCGGGCTAGGTTGAGGAGCGGAATGGAGTGCACCGAACACGTTTCTCAGAATCGGGTTGTCGTTGTGGCTCAACAGGATTCCGTCAACCAGCTTCATCTTCTCTGTGTCAGGCACGAGGGCTGCCAACTGGATGAGTTCCTGTCTTGCAACCTGCTTTTCGCAATACTCGCTCGGACCCTGGATGACATCGAGGGTTACATTGCCGTATCCCATCAGTTTCAGGACCGTCTCACCGACCGCCTTAAATGTGTCTCTTAGCGAGGCAAAGAAGTGCCTTACAGTGCTCTGTGTCTGGCGTTCGTTGTAGATGACCTCAGTGGCAGTAACCTGTGGCTGGCCGTCGATTAGGCCCTTTGCGTCAACTCCCGTTATCGTGGAGAGGAGTTCAAGGTTGGCAGAGATGATTGCCGTGATGTCGCCATACTGCACGCTGTTGTCGATGCGCTTCGGCTCTGGGTATTTCACCTTTCCGTCTGGGTCAGTCTCGTTCCAGAGTAGTAGCGGGTTCAGGTTGTTGAAGAAGTTTCGATATCCGTCGTCGTATCCTTCAACGGCCTGCGGGGTAGTAAGGAATGTAGGCTTAGGAGCTATCGCCATGCGTTCGCCCAGCTGGGTGAAAGCGTAGTTGATAATCTTCTGTATAGGGGCGCCTTTCCTTACTAAACCCTGCCACAGTTCATCGTCGCCGTCCCATGTCTTCTCGCCGTAAACTGGGAAGATAGGAACACGTTCGATATCGAGCTGGGTAGGCTCTTCGAGGAAATCGTTGTTCAGCATGCGGTAGACGGAACACTTTCCATCTTCTACTCGGAAGTAGGTAACGATGCACATGGTGTCAGGGTTGCTGTTATCCGTCACGTTGATGAGCGGGCGAACACCCTTTGCCGTAACCCAGCGTTCACCGAACTTTGCCTCTACATAGTTCTTGCTCTTGAACTCGACGATTGCAGCCTCGACCGCATCGTGTCCATCACGCTCGATTGAATCTGGGTCAAAATACACGTTCTCAATCTTGTCGATGGAGTAGAGGGCAGGGACTTCGACCTGGTTTCCGTTCTCGTCGGAAACGGATTCCGAACCGATTGCGAAATATCCCAGTCCGAAAGCGACTTCCGAGTACAGCACGTCGTATGCAGCACGGTTGTTCGAACCGTTCTTGATGAATGCGTCGGCTGCCATGTCGATTTCCTGGTTGTCGCTGTACCACTTGTACGGGTAGTTTGCGTATCCGTTCGCAGTGGAGTTCACCGAGTTTGCGAGAACGTTGATTACACGTCTCGGTCTCGACTTTGCGATAAGGCGGGAATCGGCCTTCTCCCACTGGTTTCCTGAAAGGAACGAGCGGTCTTCCTTTATTCGGGCAATCTGGGTGCTCCTCTTCGTATTGGCACGGGACTCAAAGTCCTTCCAGAGCTCAATAACTTCTTCGATGCTTTTCATTCAAAACCTCTCTTTTCTGTTTTGGAAAGTAGGCCCTATTCAACATCGAACGTAGGCCTGAACACCCTTGTTCCAGACAGCAGGTCGTTACCCCTTTCCAGGAGCCACAGCTTGAACCCGTTCGGGTCATCCTTGTAGCCGACCGTCATTATCTCTGGGTTATCTGCGATTGCCTTTAGATACTTCTGGTCTGTTTCGGTAAGTCCCTGGTTCTCCCCGATTACTTTCAGCACGTCTGATGACTTGTTCCTGTTTGCGGGAGCCGCCTGTGTCTTCCTGCTCTCTTTCTTCAAGGTCTTCTTGATTTCGGGAGTCTGCGAAAGAATTAGGTCGGAAGCATCCTCGGTTCCTGCCTTGTTTACTGCCCATGCTGGCAACGCCTGGTTGAGGATGTTTGCCGCACGTTCTCCCCTTGTTGCTACGGAAGGTCCCGTTCCATGCCATGTCGCATAGTTGATGAACTCATTAGGATGCCTTGCCAACGCTTCCTCGATTTCCTTCTGTCCTACAACGTCGAAGAACTGAGCTCCTTCGGAACCTTCAGGAGTAATCTTCTGAATATACGGTGACGGGAGCGTTTCAGGATATTTGAAATAATTGCTTGCTGGAAGACCTATGCCGTTGTATGCCTTCATCTGGTCGGCAACTACGTCGAGCGTATTGTCAACGGCCTCTTCGGTCCTCTGCTCGGCTTCCTGCTTCAACTTGTTTGCTGTCGCTTCCCTTGCTTCCTTACTGACAAGCTGGATTTCTCCTTTATTTATGGCGTCGATTATAGCCTGGTCAAGAACGGCTTGTTTAAGTACATCGTCGCTTACACCAGATGCAGACAGCTCTGGCGTCCTTCCCATCCTTGCCGCATTGAATGCGTCCTCGGTTAGCTCTCCCTTGTTGACAATCGGGAGGTTAAGTTTTAGGGCAACGTCCGATGCGAAGTCGTCGCCAGACTTCTTTGCAGAAAGGCCTAGCGTTTCGAGGACCTTCCTTACGGTTCCCTGTCCGCCCTTCTCCATTCCGCTTCCTGTCCATCTGTCTAGCATGGGTCCTGCGGCACGCATGAGGCCACGGTTAACACCCTGGTTGATAGCGGTGCCGATTGCTGCGTCTCCTACCGAGAAGTCTGCACGGTGTCCCATTCCAGGGTCGTTCTCGTCGTACATTGCAGCATCCATAGCTTCCGATGCGAACGGTACAACTGCGTTTCCGAGGATGTTGCCAGACATTGCTCCAGCTCCCTGTGCGAAACGCTGAAGCTTTCCAGCTGCTTGTCCACTCATGTAGGGTACAACCTTGGATGCGACCCTTGGTGCAACCCTTGCCAGAACCCTTGGTGCAACCCTTGCTCCTACCGAGGCGATTCCTGCACCTGGGATTGCCATGAGTGCATTCTCTCCTAGGTCTCCAAGTGCGTCCTTTACAGTCCAGTCGCCAGTGTTTATGAAGTCCTCGGTAATACGTGGTGTAAACAGGGACGAAAGCATCCTTACGGCAAACGGGATTGACTCCTTCCTTGCCTTGGGGATGTCCCTGAGCATCTTCTGGGCTTCCGCCTGCTTCCATATTTCGTATACGGTTTGCCAGCCCCTTTCTCCGTAGACGGGGTTCTTGACAATTTTCTTCTTCCATTCGGAAGCCTTCTTCGGGAACTCCTCGATGAACTTGTCTGCCTTCTCCTTGGCGTCCTTTCCTTCGATGCCGATGATTTCTATGACATTGGCCATGGAAGGGATTGTCGGCTCGGTAATCTTGTCAGCCTTCGTGAAGGGACTTGCATTACCGTACTTTTCAAGGAACCTCTGTTCGGCCAGCTCGTCAGTAGGAGCCTTCATCCCGTAAAGGGAATCTATGACATCCTGAGATACGTACTTGCCTTCCTTCAGCCAGTCTTTGAGAACTTCTTTTGAACTTGCCATTGGATTACCTCATCTTTGGTGCTGCGCCGTCGAACGTGGCGTACTTCTTGAGGAGCTTGATTTCCTTGTCGTTAGGGTCGTCCTTGTTCCAGCGTGCAGTGAACGATTTTTTTTCAACCTCGGTCATGTTCTGGTACTTATCGACAAGTTTCCTTGCCTCGCCCTTTTCTTTTTCCCAGTCTTCCTTTGCCTTCTTGCGTTTAGGAACATTCATTGTGTTCCTTACACGCTTTTCTTCAGCCAAAAGACCTAGGTCGTGATATGCCTGAGCAATCTTTTCCTGTTCCTTAGGGTCAATGAAATCCCCTCTCTTGTCCTTTGCAGCTTCTTCTTTCTGTTTAATGGATGAAAGGTTTGTATAACCAGTGTTCGAAACATTGTTCTGAGCTGTGTTGGAACCCTCGTTTTCGAAAGCGACACCGTATCCAGCAAGTTCCCTGACGAGTCTTGCCTTCTTTGCATTGAGCGCATTGACAGCTCCAATTTCCGTATGATAAGGAATCTGTGCGTCGATGTCCTCGATTTCACCGATGATACGCTTGATGTCGGCCTTGGCCTGCTTCCTCTGGTCCGCTTCCCTTGCAATCTTGTTCTGGGCAGCCTGCCATCTCCACTGCATTGCAGTATCGGCCACACGGTTCCTGTCGTTCTGCCTTGCGATGATATCGTTCTGGTGTGCCCTGGCATTGCCGAAATCTCCGATTGCAGCACGGTTGGCAGCAAGCTTCCTGTCGAAGGAATCCTGGTCCATCCATTCAGCACGCATGTTTTCGAGCTGGTTCTGCAAGTAGCGGATTTCGTTCTCGTTGTATGCGAGCTCCTTTTCCAGCTCGATACGGTTGGAATAGGTTGCTGGTGCAGCAGACTGTTGCTGTGCGTTCCATGCTGCCTCTGCGGCTAGCCTCTGCTGGTTGGTGTCGTATGCGTTCTGTGCGTTCTGCACGCTTCCCTGCTGTGCAGCGTATGCAGCGGACGGGTCATACCTTTTGCCGTTGAAGTAGCCGTTAATGGCCTGCTGATATCCTGCGTTGTTCAACGCCTGTCCGTAACTTGTTGGAAACATTGTTCAAATCCTCTCTGTTTTCACGGTTGAAAGTAGGCTAGTGAGCCATAGACCCGTCGTAGTTCTTGTCGTTCCATTCGCCTAGGAGTTTTCCTCCTCTCGACCTGTACGGACTTCCTGGACCACGGCTCTTCACTGGGTAAACGGCACGTCCAATCGAATCTGCTTTGAGGAGTTCCTGTGCAGCCCTAGAAGCCTCGTAGGTGTTCGGGTATGCCTTGAAAGTGTACCATGTCGGCTTGTTCTTCCACTGCACCTCTATCCTTGCATCGGGAGTCAATCTGATTCCAGTTACAGCCGAAGATGAAACGGAGAACGGAAGGCGTGATGCCGACTCGTTCCAGAACTGGGGAAGTCTCTTCTCCTCTTCAAGGCCCCGATTCAAGGCAAGGCGTTGCTGCTTGGGTGTCATACCTGGATGGATATGCTTGGTTATCGTCCTGTTGTGTAGGTCGATATCCTGCATGATGCCAGCCTCGTCGATGATGGACATGTTGGCCTTTCCGCTAGAGTTCTCGTTGGCCTTTCCAGGTATGTAGTCAACGTCGTAGTTGTGCCACGCATCTGGTGCGAACTCGGTCGGGTACTGCTTGGCCATGAACTGGGTTGCAGCATCCGATATGCCTGGAATCGAAGGGGCCGAACGGGAAGCACCAGAAACGGAGCCGAGGATTCCTGCGGCCCTAGCTGCGGGAGTAGAGCTCATCCCTGCGCCTATAAGGAACGCAAGGATTTCCTTCGCCATCTGTGCGTTGTTGTTCTGTTCGGCCATGGGTTACAACCCTCCACGTCCATGCCAATAATCATTCCAGTATCGTATTGACTGAGGTCCCCATATTCCGTCGATATCATTTTCGGGTACACCTACAAATGACTGGATATCCTTTATCTCGTCCTTGGTGAACTTTGTAGAGTCACCACCAGTACGGGCAAATTGTCTTGCAAGGATTTCAGACTCAGACTGAAGCTGGTTCGAATACGGGTATGCCATCGGGGTAGGCTGTTCTGGCGTAGATACGAAAGCAGGGGCTGGTTCGTTAGGTTGCACAGCCTGCTGTTGCATACCTGCGAGTTCAGCCTTGATTTCCTCGTTCCTTCTCTGGAGTTGGGCAATCCTGTTCGAAATCTCGTCCATCTTCGTAAGGGCTTCGTTCCTTGACGAAATCAGGTTTGCGTATTCCTTGTTTGCCTGCTTTACTTCATATCCACGGAGGGCAGCACCTAGGTTTTTCGCATCACGCATTGCGTTCTCGGTAGTGTCCTTGACCTGAATCTGCGGGATGTTGACTCCCGCCCAGTTGAATGAAAATCCCATGATTCACCTCCCGTTAGGAACCTGCCCCGAAGTAGGCTCCAGCGAACTGTGCGACGGGTCCGAGTGCAGATGCAATTCCGCCACCAGCGTTCTGGTTCTGCAATGCGTTGACACGTCCTGCGGCCACGTTTGCCTGTGTCTGCAAGCCACCGAGCCTGTTGTTCATTGCGGCCATGGTTGCATCGCCTAGACCCTGCGTGAGCATGTTGCGGTCGTTGCCGTACTGGTCGATGCCGTACTTCGCCCTGTCCTGCGTAGCATTGTAGTTGTTCCATGCGTTCTGGGTGTTTACGTTGTATTCAGCCAGGGCCTGGTTCCTGTCCTGCATTAGCTTGTTATAGGCCTTTTCCCATTCCTCACTTGTGTGGGCTTGGGCACGGGCTCCTACACGGTTCATATAGTCGCTCGAAAACCTGTTTCCGCCAGTTGCCGCAGCATTGTTCATGGCAGACATCTCGGCTTCCCAACGCTGGTTTGCGGCAGGGTCGAAGAACTGGTTGATGTCTCCCCCGTACGTGAAGTCCTTGTTCTGGTACACGTCGGAGTTCAGGAAGTCCTGCAAGGCCTGGTTGTACTTGCTTGCTCCCTGACCGTAAGTGCTGTTGACAAGGCTACGGTAGCTGTTGATGTCGGCGTTGTTCCTGGCGACTACGTCGTTTGCAGCGCTCTCGATGTCATCGTAGGCCGAGGCTGCGTCCTCACGGTTCTTGTAACTGTTGTAGAGGTTTGAGGCTATCGATGCAGCCGCAATTCCCCCTGCGATAATGGCTGGTACCATAGCTTACTTCTCCTTCTTCTTGGTTTCTTCCTTGCCCATCTCCTCGTCGGCCTCGTCTATGGCCATCATGTCGATGAAATCCTCCATGAGAGAATTGAGCATCTTCAATTTTTCGAGCGTCTCTTTCTTGTCCATTGTTGAACCTCGCTTTTTCTATTTTGAAAGTAGGGCCGCAACCCTGGCCGAATCCCCGAACATATTCAGCTGGAACAGCCCAGGTTTGGAAACGTTGATTGCAGTCTGGCCAGGTTTCACTATCACGGCATCGACTGAACCGTCGGCATGCGACAGGGTTCCCGCCACGGGTCTTGTAACTTTGAACGGCAACTCGGTCGAACCTGCGTCAAGCGTGGCCGTAATCACGGTAAAGAACGGTGTTACAACAATATGGTATGAACCAGAGTCGTACTCGTTCCACGAACCCGTGAGCATTTCCAGCACGTCCACAAAGGGGCTGGTCCTGTTAATCATTCCGCTTTTCATCAGATTACCGCATTCGTTGGGGTGATACGTTGAGAACAGGTGGTCAGTTCCAGGCTGGTAGGATGCGAGTATGTAACCCTCAGTACACATAGCCTGTTCAAGCCTAGGCTGTGGAACCTTACCCTGTGGTCGTAGTTACCAGTCCTTCCAAGCTTGCAGGAACGGACGTTTCCGAACGTGTTTCCTCCGTCCTTGCTCACTTCCAGTAGCAGGTCTGGCTGGAGAGAATAATCCGCCCAGCAACCTACGTTACATTCGATTCCAAGCTCGTTGAAGATGAACGGCCTGTTGTTGTCAACCACGACTGCACCCTGCCTGTGCCTAATCATCGGAAGTCTCGAACCTCCTACGTAATCCTCGTACCAGTAATCGTCGGTATGCTCGTACATGGCACCGTCGTTGCAGAAGGCGATGAACTTTCCGCCGAACCATATCAGTGCGGAAGGACGCCAACGGGTTTCAACACCCGATTCGTGGACACGGGAGCAACGCTGATGCCACTCCGATGTCTCCGTGTCGAATACCCAAGTCTCCTGCAAGTTCTGAAGCTGGAGCACATAGAAGTTGTGGTCGCCCTCTGCGTATGCGAATGCGAAAGCCGTATCGGATGTCTCGCCGAGCAGTTTCTTGTCTAGCCAGTCTGGGCTAATCTTCTTGTACTGCTGGCCTGAAACCATCATGATGCCCTTTGCGTATGATTCACCAGAGCCGAGATAGTAGAGGTTAGAACCGCAGATGGCAACCGAGTATGGCGCCTGCAAACCGTTAGATGCATTGGCAGTATACGACTGTCTAATCCATGTCTCGTACTCGCCTGAGCCCCTCTGCCAGATTTCAATCGTCTTTGAACCTAGAAGATAGAGCGAGGCGCCCACAGCGCAAATCGCCTGCAAATTATCAGACGAAACTTCGGCGTTGAAATACTGCTGTACACCGTAGTTGTCAAGGAACATGTAATCGAGTGCATCCACCTGCTTGGTGAGGACTTTCAGGGTGTTGTTGGGGTCGTACTGGACTTCTCCGTTGACGATGTCGAACACTTCCCTCTTCTCGCTGTTGAGAGGATAAGGGATGGTGTAGTATACGAAACCAGAGCCCGAATCCGTTATACACACCGACCCTCCGACCACACAAACGTGGGTGGGCCGAATCATGCCTCCGTCGCCAGTTACACGCTGAGGGAGTGTAACCTGTTGGAGATTCCCGCCTTCGAGCAGGTCATAAACCCAGAGGTTGAAACCGTCGGCTATTAGCAGCATCGGTCTCAAACCGCCAGTCTCAGCAAAGATGACACGGGACGCACCAGATGCGACCTGGCCTATCATCGTGGAGTTTCCAGCGATGTCGATTCTGTAAATCTTGTTTCCGAAACAGACGAATGCGTTTTCCTGCTGGTTCTGTACTGCGAGGCCGACAGAGGACACGTATGCTCCCCTGCACCTTGCGCTGGTATGGACACGCTTTATCAGTTTCAGTCCAGGCAGGGAAGTGAGGTAGTTGTTCGCTGCGTTGATTTCACGGAACATGTTGCATGACCAGGAACTTCCCATGGTAGCTGGGTGCTTGCCACGGTTGGTAGCTGGTTCAATCAAATAGTTGGTAACGGATGTTTGAGACATTGATTACCCCCACTGGCTTGGGCAGAATCCGTTTACGTATGCATCTTCGTAGGAACCGCACAGGGTTGCACCAGACTGGAGCATTCTCTGCGTGATGTTGTTGCGCTTGATTAGGTTGCATGCGGTCTTGAAGTCAGTCTCGCATTCGGCCTTCTTTGAATCGGCAAGGTCATGGAACTTTGCAAGGCGGAATTTTAGGCCCTCAAACAGCATGTTGTTGTAAAGGTCGGAAAGGTAAATCTTGCTGTCGAGATTGTACTTCGGCATCTTCGAGTTGTACCAAATCCTTAGTGGGGTCGTGCTGTTTCCATCGAGGGTAAGAACACCGATTTCACGGTGGGTTTCGTCCAAGGTTGCAAACTCTGTTGGCAACTCCTCGAAGTCCCTTCCGTAGTTCCAAGATGTAGGAATCGTGTTCTGGTTCTTCATGAACAACTGGATGGAATCCTTAGGGTTCAACGGGAGATAACGGTTTCCCATCTTGCGTGCGACACCCTCGATTTTCTCAGGGGGTTCCATGTCGATGGTGTGTGGCTGCGGTGCTTCTCCCTGTTTGAGCTTGCGGAACGTGAGAACCTTAGCAGTCGATACGTCGAGGAACTTCTGCATGTGGGAGATGTAACCCTCTGAGTTCAACTGTGATATAAGCTCGTTCAGTTCACCGCATGCAGACTTTGCCATGGTACCGTCAGTGGCTTCGCCCAGACCAGTCATGTTGAGGGCCTCGTAGGCCTTTTGGATTAGTTCGTTTACGGCAATCATTGTTTACCTCTTCTTTCTGAGATGGAAAGTAGGGTCGCAAAAAAGGGAGCCAGGTTACCCTAGCTCCCTCATTGGAGAGTATTGTATGTTTGGACTATCTTATCGAAAAGCCGATTAGACCTTCTTCACGTAGATACCCACGGCAGAACGGGCGTCCCAAATACCCGATGCGAACGGGCAGTCAAGACGAACGAGCTTCGTGAGGTTCGTGCCGTCGCCGTACGTGCTCATCTTCACGGTCACGCCGCCGACGGTAGAAACGTCTTCGTTTTCAGAACCAGGAAGGTTTTCGAAGCGGTAGCTATCGTACGCCATACAGTCCTTGGTTCTTACCTGACCTACCCAGTACGTGGTGTTGGCTTCGAGGGCAGCGGTGAGGCTGATGGAAGTCGTGCCTGCCTTGACCCATGCGTTCGGGTTGCCCTTGCCCTTGCCTTCGACGGTGATACGGAGCGGGCTGATTCTGCCCTTCGTACCAGCTTCGTTGACAGAGAGAACAACGATTGCAACATCCTGTTCAGTCTCGATGCCAGACTGGTCCACAATCTTGAGGTCGCCACCCGTTGTGAACACGAGGCCCGCCTTCAGGTTGGTACCAGAGATTTCCTCGACAGCTTCGAAACCGTCGGAATCTTCGGTCATTTCGAGAGCGATGGAAGCGCTGCAAGAAGCAGGAGTCGTAACGGTCGGGAGCAACGGTTCCTGAACCTGTTCAGCACCTGCGTACTGTCCGAGGTAGTTGCGTCCGTAGATATCCTTGGCTTCCTGTCCGCTAATGAAATTAGCCAAACCGCCAGCACTGATTTTTCCCATTACCGTAGGGTGCATGAACGACACAACTTCACCAGAAACGGCGAGTTCGTTCAAGGCAGCAGCAGCGTCAGAGAGGGTGCCGAAAGAAGCGGTACCAACCACGGCCTGCATGTTCTTGAACACGTTGTCCTTGATGACTTCCTTTGCAACCGTACGAGCGAGCTTCTGGCCCTTCGGAATTGCCACTTCCTTCTTGAAGTCCTCGATATCTGCAATGTCGTTCCATGCGTCGAGGGTGCAGGAAGTGTTGAAGTTCTGAAGCTTGATGTTGGCTTCCACTTCCACGATATCATCGGGAGAAGCGGTCAAGCCTTCGTGAACGGTGCCGACATCAGGCAGATAAACGGAATATTCCTTGCCGTATTTCTTGCCCTTGAATTCGGATTGAGGCATCTTGGAAACAGAAGCCTTGACATAATTGAGCTCATCAGCCACAGCAGCTGCAACGAGCTTCACTTTCTTGTTGTGGGTGAGTTCGTTAGTGCCACCCTGAACTTGATTGTAAAAAGACATATTTTCCTCCGTCACGCTCTTGCGTAGTTGAATCCTGCGTGACAAAAAGTTTTGACAGGGACGTTCGTCTCTATCGGTTGTTGTTAAGCCCATGTGCGTCCATGGATGTCAAAATCGCAGAATCCGTATAGCCTACGGTTGGCGGAAGAAAAACAGTTAGCTACACTCTTCTTCTTTCTGTGGTTGATAGTAGGGAAAAAGAAAAGCGGGTTTAAAACCCGCTGTTTTTACCTTGCTCGAATGAACTTGATGAGGTCTCGGTCGGAGTCAAAAACGCTCGTTCTTGCACCTCCCGATACAGTCCCTGGCTTTCCAAGGTGAGGCATCTGCTTCGGCTGCTCTGGCTGAGGAGCAGGGGTCGGGTCAGGCTGTTTTGAACGGTTTGCAATCTCACGTGCTAGGTCGTGCATTTCGATTATTGCAGACATCGGGTTGCCAGCATTGCTCATAACCCTGATGAACGATTCCTTGTTCGAAAGCATCTCGTTGAGGACAATCGGTCCGTTCGGGTTGCTGAACACATAGTCCCTGATTGCTGGTGCATTGTCGAGGATTTCGCCAAGACCGTTCTGGATTCCCTTGTTGACCTTGGTTGCGAACGCTGCGTATGTCTGGTCGTCCTCGAATGCCGCTCGGCAGTTCTGCTGGAACGATTCGGAGACTGCCCTTTGCTGCTCGTCAAATTCACGCTTCTCCTTTTCTTCCTTGGCCCTCTTCTCCTCTGCTTCGGCACGGTCTGCATCGTTCTGGGTCTTTACCAAATATTTGATGTATTCGTCGTCGGTCTCGAAGTCAGCACGGGTCTTCGGTTCTTCCTTCGGCTGGGACTTCTTGAACTCGCTCCTGAACTCGTCGAACTGCTTCTGGAAGCTTTCATGCATCTGCTGGATTTGGGTCTCGTACTTTGCCTTCTGCTTTTCGAGCTGGCGCTTGAAGGCATGTTCTGCCTTTTCTTCCTTGGTCAGCTTGGAAAGGTCTGGCTTTTCCTTCTTGGGTTCGTCCTTGGTTTCATCCTTCTTTGTTTCAACCTTGGTTTCAACAGGGGTTTCGACCTTCGTTTCGACCTTGGGAGTTTCAACAGGGGGTTCGACCTTAGTTTCCTTCTGGGGTTCTTCCTTGGTTTCCGTCGGTGGTTCGACCTTCGGTTCTTCCTTGGTTTCGACTGGTGTTTCAACCTTTGTTTCGACTGGCTGTTCCTGGCTGCCAGATTTGCCAGTGATTTCTTCCGTTACCTTATCGAGATAGCTCATGTTTGCTCTCCTGTTTTTAGTTAAGAATAGGTTGGTCGTTGTTGTAGGCGAAGCCCGTCTGTCTTCCGTAGAAGTCCGAGGTAAGGATGACTTCTGGGACATCGACTTCCTCGTGTTGCCGCTTAGCTGCGTTGGCCTTGTCGATAAGGTCCCTGATTGTGCTGAGGGCTACACGATAGAGATAGACAAGGATTTCTTTTGGGTTTCTCGTTAGGTCTACCTTGTCCAAATAAGAGACCACACCCATGATTACATCCGATTGGAAATCTGGGTCCTGCGAAAATGAACGCCAGAGTTTTCCCTTTTGAACTGAACTTGCCATAGCCCATTGTGCGATGTTGTAGGCGAAGAGGCCAAGCTGGTCATCTGTCGCCCTGTCTATTGTTCCGTTACGTCGCATGGTCAGCGCTTCTTTTAACGCTGTTGCATATTCCTGGTTGCGTAATATTGATAGTTCCATAAGTCTCCATTCGGTAACTACACTATCAGTTTATATCATTAGCGTTGTCACAGCGGTTTTCATGCGATGATTTTATCCGTTTGCACGATTCGATGTTGAACTGGTCGTATTCATCACGGGTCATGAACCGTGAGAAGAACCTTTCGTACAGCATCTCGGTGTTGCATATCGGCGGTCTGTTCTCGTAGATGGCACAGAGGTTTTCATCAGTGAGATGCTTGCATGTTCCGTCACCACGGTCGTAATCCTTCATGTATGCGAAGTCCCCAACATGACGGCAACACAGTCCACACTTGTCGCAACTGAACTTCATTATCCCCCCATCATCGAGGCATATCTTCTCAGCTGCCTCTGGTCCCTTTCCTGTTTGCCCACCTGAATCTGCGGCTTGTCCTGTTCGCTCCGTTCGAGGGCTGCGAGCATGAGTGCGTCGGCAGGGTCTGGGGAACGGCCAAGTCTAACACGTATATCATCCTTTGGTTCTATCAGGAGTCTTCCCTGCTTGTCCATGATGAAGTGGATGTTCGTTATTTCTCTCTTGTACTCCGCTACTATGCCTGGGTCAATCCATTCCGATTCTAGGTCAACGCAGAGGCCATCCTTGTGCATCTTGGTCAGCTTGAAGTAGCCGAATGCCCTTATGTTGGCATATTCACGCTGTGCTTCCTCGGTAGGCGCCTTCTCGGCAAACGCTACCTGTGTACAGGGGATTTCATACCGCAGGTTTTCATAAACGGCTTCTGACCAAGCAAGGTCCATGCTAATCGAATTAAGTTTGTGAGCCTTGTTGAAGCGTCTAATCCATTCGCACACTTCGAGGGTTGAAGCCATTCCGAATTCATGGAACGCTATCAGGCGGTTTCCCTTGATTGCGGCAAAGCAGTGTCCATCCCTTAGACCTGTATGGGCCATGTCGAGGCCACCGTACACCCTGTCGTCGGAATAGTAAGGTGCTTCCAACGGTAAGTCCTTCAATGTTATAAGCGAGGTTGCTGATTCACCGAGGATGATTTCACCGTCGATTTCCTGTCTCCTCAACTTCTCGTCGAAGATGGCAGATGACATGAGTTCACGCTGTTCATCGGTCATGAACACGTTGTCGGTCATCTTTGAGCGGAGTAGCTTTATCCCGTACTTCTCGTGTTCTACCAGCATGAGCTGCCACAGGGAACTCATATCTGGGGTTCCAACCGCCCTTATGCGTGGAACGATGACATGACCGTAGTTATCCTTACCACGAAGACATGGTGCCGTTACTGCAAGGATGGATGGGTTTGAAAGACAGACCTCATCAAGATAGAGGGTTGAACATTCGGTAGCACCACGGGCAGCCGAAACGTTTTCGTACGAACCATAATAAAAATGGCTCTTGACATTGTTGCCAAGGTCAAGAGTTCCCGTCTTGTACGTGCTGTTGTATGACCATCTGTCGAGAAGGTTGAACTCCATGAGGAAGTTCTGAAGATGGAGCCATGCACCCTTGTAGAAGGCGCCATCGGTTTGTGCCATATACAACACGTTTCGGCCCATCAGGAGGTCTGTCAAAGCACTGAATATCGCTATCCAGCTCTTTCCGCACGAACGGGAAGAGATGAGAGCCACGAACCTTTCGTTGCTGTTGAAGAACTCCCTTTGCACGGGGAGCATCTGTACATGGAATTCTGCCAAGGGTTATGCCTCTGGTTTTGCTTCCTCGATGATGAACTTGATGGAACCGTCGCCTTTTAGCTTGACTTCGGAATCCGTCTTCATGCTGATGTTCTGCTTGTATTCGTCTGACTGGTCGAAATGGAGTCCGACCATCTTGACAGCCTTTTCGAGGACAGTAACGAGGGTTTCATCTCCTCTTTGGATAGCCTTTACGAGTTCCTCGCCAAGGTCCATCTTTTCGACGAGGGTCCTGAACATTGCGTCACGGTACTGTTTCCTGTTCCTGCGTGAAACCTGGGCCCTTCTAGCCATCATGGCTGCGTTTTCCTTGGTGAAGGAGCCACGACGGGGAGGACGTTTAGGCTGCTCTTCTTCCTTAGGCTGCTCTTCAAGTTCTTCATTCTCGTTCATCATTTAATCCTCCCCTTTACGATTTCAATTAGGATGGCCATAAGGAGTCCAGTAACGGAATCCTGCGTGAGATAGGGATATTCTTTCGAGATGTATTCCCTGGCTTTTGCCGAATCCCCCATATCCTTTAGTTTAGCTGTTACGGTTTCCAACTTAATTTCTTTTGGCTTTTGCTTCGTGGGCATTACACTTCCTCCTTGTACTGGAACACGCTGATGATTAGCTTCTGTGCGTCCTTGTAGGAACGCATGTTCTCGATGTCGGTCTTCTTCTCGATTGCCTTTGCGAGCTTTGCTGATTGGGGCTTTGCGACCTCCTCGACGAAATCATAGGGTTCCATGTATAGGGTGTTGGCATCAACGAAGACATAGAACTGGTCGCCATCGTCGTTTCCGTAGTCGAAGAGGACATTGATGCAGAGCAGTTTCGTCTTGGGGATTCTACCCTTTGAGAAACTCATGATGGCGCACATGATTATGTCCTTGATTTTTCCGATGTCCTTTTCTTCCGTTTCGAACCGTGTTATGTCCTTCTTGAAGGCACGGCGGTCGATTTCTTCTAGCAGCTTGCTTAAAGGTGCTTTCATATTAACTCTCCTGTTTTCATTGATAGTAGGGTTTTTTACCGCTGTTTCAACGCTCGTTTCATGTCTATCCTGATGTCAGTGGTGAACTTCGTCTCATTGACATGGTAGACCTTGACACGGAAACCGTAAGGGATGAGCTTTCTTACCTTAACGTCAGCGGTAACGTAGTCGAGCATCGTCCTTAGCATTGCTTCGTCAAGGTCCCTTCTCTTGAAGTGAATCTTTATCGAGAGTATTCCATCATTGATGCAATGCTTTACCCTTGGCGACAGCATGTTCTTTCCGAAATTATCTTCGATGTCATGCAGTATGACGCTGCACACCGTATCCAGCTTTATTTCTCCCATAGATTTTTCTTTATGCTTAATCATCTTCTTCCTCCCAGTTGATTTCAGGCTCACCGTTCTCTTTGGCGAGTTTGTCCAGAGCGAAACAGATATCGTCTTCCATTTCTCCGAAGTTCAGGTCGTTGCAGTGGAATCCGTATTGAATTACGTACTTGATTTTATTTACCGCTTCATCGAATCCTTTTATCATGAATCCTCCTAGGTGAATCTTCTTATTGCCGCTTCCATTATTTCCTTGCGGCAGTTATTGCATAGGCACTTGAATTCCTCGCCGATGAAAACAGCAGATACATCGACTACTCCAGTAACGCACTTTTCGCCGATGTAGAGACCATCGACATGCATCTTTCCTGGTTCGTGGGTCATTGCCTGTCCGCACAGGTCGCAGGATATTTGTTCGTATGAAACTACAGTCTTCATTATTCCTCCTTCAACTTTCCGATTACTGGGTATCCATCACGCATAGGTCTTCCGTTCAGAATCCACCAGTCGTACATGTAGTATGGTGAAAAATCGATTTGATACTTTGCATTGATTTCCTTCGTTAGTGCATTCAGGAGAACTTCGCAGAGCCATGGCTTGCCCTGAACATCGTCCTCGTTCAGTCTCAGGAAATCCTCGAATGTGATTTTGTTCTTTTCGCAGAACTCACGGAACTTCTTCGAGTTAATCCAGTAAAACGAGCCGCAGTAGTGGTTCTGGTAATCTGGGTCAACAACCTCACCTATTCGACCTGGGAGAGCCTTAATGTACTTGTCAAGCCAATGTCTTTCAGTGCAGTCGATAACACCGTAAGTAATCGTATTGAAACCGTCGATGTTCAGAAGGTGGTCATAAAGGACCTGATTCCATAGCATGATGTTCTTTATGCGATACGGGTCGTAATGCCGTTTGACACCCTTGAAATGCGTTCTCAGCACATAGTCGCAGCTTCCTTTTAGGGCCTGTCCGATGGCTTCCATGAAGGAGATGTTCTCTCCCCTTGTTATATCATTCTTGATGCGAACTACGATGACACCGTCGAGTCCCTCTGGAACAGGCTGTTCACTTGCATAGAAGAGGATTACCTTCTTGAACATGCCCTTCGCCCTTCTAAGCAAGTCTAGGTGAATCTGCTCTGTTTCAGTTAACTTTTCCTCCGCTCGCCACCAGTGGATTACCCAACAAGAGTTCAATGGAACCATCGCAGCTACAGGTGGATTTATCTTGTACTTTTCCCAGATGGGGAACGACCTTGCGAGTTCATAATCCACAAAGGCCTTTCCTGGAATCTTCTTTGACTTAGGCAATTTTCTCTTCATGAAGACACTCTCTTGCTGGCTTGATGTTGTAATGACCCTGTCCTTTGCGGCTCTTCGTGTAACCTAGGTAGAATCCTTCTGGGCATTCGCCTGGGTTTCCAATAACGTTTCTAACGCCGTCCGTGTACCACTTCTTTCCGAGGTGGGCCTTCCTTGATGACTCTGTCATCTTCGCCTTGTGCTCAGGGGACATCTTCCTTTCGTTACGTAAGCAGTTGAAACTGTGGGTAGCAAATCGGAGGTTTTCCAGCGTGTTGTTAAGCTTGTCGTTGTCGATGTGGTCAACATCCCTCAGGTTTTTCGGGTTGTTGAGGAATGTCTCTGCGACAAGGCGGTGTACGAGCCTTACACAACGCTTTCCGTTAAGCAGGAAGCCGACTTGGTAGTAGCCAGAATTTGTTACTGAGCGTGAAAACTCGGTAAGCGTTCCATCAGGAAGCTGCCTGTATACTAGGCCTTCGGTAGATACCCATACATTCCATTGTTCATTGTACTTGATGCGTGAGAGGGGTTTCTTGTTCATCCTTTTCTCCAATACTCTCTTGTTTTCTTAATAGTTTTATACAATGAGTATTGGAGCCTGACGGGATTTTCGCTTACAGAAATCTTACATATTTCTTATATTTTCAATAAAATGCACAAAAAAGGGCCCCGACAAGGGGTCCTTCGTTATAGTTGACGGTTGTTTGTTATAGAAAGCTAGATGCCGTTAGCCATCATCTTTGAAAGAGTAGCGCCGAAGATTTCTTTGGAGCGCATGCCTAGCCTTACCAGTCTCTTTATGCTGGTGAGGTTCGGTTCGCTGTCCTTGTCAATCCACTTGCGCACGGCAGTATGGGAAAGGTGGAGCTTATCGGCCAATTCCCTCTGTGTATATCCCTTCCTCTCCATGAACTTTTTAAGCCCGTTGACAAAGCACCATTCCTCCTTGGTTTTTGCCATCTCGTTCAGTTCCCTGTTTAAACGGTCTGCAGCTTGGTTGAATGCTTTTTCATTTTCAGTCATGTTTACTCCTTTGATTGGGTTTAAGATATCCGAAATTCGGGTCAGGCTCTGGGGCCGTGACATGTACTATCTCGATTTCGGGGATGTAGAAAGGTTTATTTGGACGCATGGCAATGGCAACCCCAGGAAGCTCCATAAGCCAGTCGTCGATTGTATGCTCCAGGCATTCCCTTAGGCCTTCTTCGAGGCTCATCCCAACGTCGTCAAGGAAGAAGATGCCACCGATGTATGAATACTCGTCGAAGTCGATAGGGATGTCAACGGGCGCAGGAAAACGTATTTTCCTCATTCCATTGGACATCCTGGCCGTTATCTCCTCACGGGCCAACAACGCCCTTGTCCTCACGACGAAATCCTCCCTTTCCTTGTCTAGGACATTCCTGGCTGCGGCATGGATTTCCTCTATGGACGGGACAACCCTGTTGTCGCCGTAGTCTTCCAAGCCACGGACGATACCCTTGCGGAAAGCATATGCGAGGTTGTCAGCGTAGCTGGCAGGGGCCTGCTGCATCAGGGAATTGTAGAGTTCTACCTGCCTTTCCCTTGGCATCATCGCATCGAGGCAAGCCCGTCTCATTACCACGTTCTGGTACGTCTCGTTGAGCTTCTCTGCGTATTCGAGGGCCTCCTTCGATGGACGGTAGTTTCTGAGCATCTGCTCTTGCTGTACTGCCTCAGTCATTGTCATTTCTTCTTTCCTTTCTTGTTCTTGTCCTTTTCATGGTCTTCAAGGGCCTTCTTGTTTGCTTCGTAAAGGGCATACACTATTTCTTCACGGTGACGGTAAATCTGTTTCCAGCATTCGTCAAGTTCATTGTCTTTGTGCATGGGCACGACAACCCAGTCCCATGTGAGGTTAGTGTAATCCAGTTTGAAACCCCTGCGTTCGAGGAACCAATCGACCGCCTTTTCAATCTTCTTGGTTCTGGCCTCTGTCTGGGCCCATTTGTCTCTCATGTGTCCCAAGAGTTCCTTCATGTCAGAAACGGAACCCTGCATCTGGAATACAAGGAAGAGCAGGAGTAGCAGCACTATGGAGCTGCCGATGATGTAGGCGTATATTAGGGTTGGCATTATTTTTCTCCTATTGTTGAGTTGATTACATTTACGATGCGTTCGAGGGTTACACCCTGTGCACCGTCCCAAGGAATATCATAGTTCTCAGGGACACCCTGCATGTCATCCATGTAGTTGATACCGTGCCAGGAAACCTGCATTCCATCAGGTAGGATTACGTAAAAAATGTATGGGGAAGCAATAATCCCAGGATATTTCCGCTGGTAATAGAACTTCCATCCAGTGCTAGGAAGAAGCTTTATTGCCTCTCTGAGATACTTACGCTTCATGGCATAGTCCCTTGCAGTGTCATTATAGAACTTGGCCCTTATGTTTGCCATCTCAGCATTCATTAGGGAACGGAGAACCCTGAGCTCGTTTGAACCCTTGCCTGTGATTTTTCTGCGGAGCTTCTTGATGAGCTTCTCAGATTCGTCCATGTAGGCATACTTGTGGTTAAGTGCTTCTTCTGGTGTCATGACAGTTACCTCACACTGAAATCAAATTCGTTTATTCCCTGCATTCTGAGTTCCATGTAGATGCAGTATAAGACAAATTTAAACATGGTCTTCCATATTCATCTTCTGTCTTTATTACCCCGTCTATTTCATCGATGTTGGAGAATCTAGCCTTGGTGAGGTCGATGGTGTTGTTCTTCTTGGTGTTATTCTTTGCCTTTTTCATGGTTTGTTCCTTTTTGAGGTGTTTTTTTCTGTTAACATCCTAAATATATAAACTTTTGTTGCTTTAGAAAATGTCTTGACGGAGGCAAAAAAATAAATGTATATTATATAAGCAACGTTTGAGTTCTGACATTCTGTTGCAATCTTCAAAGAAACACAGTTCAGCCCGAGTGGATTTTTCTAGCCTCCTTTAGTCATGAAAGTCATACTCACGCTCGGGCTGAACTTTTAAGTTTAAATTATACTCCTCTCGGCGGTTTGGTAGCTACCCTCAGGAGTCGCAAGACTCGGCAAATCGCTGAGAGGAGTATTCATGTCGAAGCAATCCTACTTCAATTTTCCACCAAGCAAAGACTTCACAGAAGTGTTCAACGAGGAGTTCGTTGTCTACAACCTCGCTTGCACGGCTAAGCTTAACAAGATTTGCGAAAAGAACAAGCAGCTTAACTGGTGCCTAGCAAAGAAGACATTCAGTAAGGAAGTGTACATCCTACGTTTCAGGGGTACATGGGATGAGCTTGCCTCGACAATAATGACAATCTGCGATGCGGGCCTCACTTTCTACCGAAACATGCATTTTTACGAGAGCAACAAGACACGGCTCCTGATTATGGACATCGACGGCAAGGACAAGGTAGAAACAGGTATTTCAACCGATGCCGCAAACTCGCTACTGGAAAAGGGTAAGGAACCTGGCGTACTCGTCATCCCAAGCTCCCGATGCAACTACGACCCAGAACACCCTGACCCGAACGCAATCAAGAAGTATCACGTCTTCGGGTATACAGATGTATACAACTGCACCCCAAAGGAGATTGCAGCGAAAAGCGACGACTTCATCATGTCTATCGAAGGTGACGACATCGAGACCGCAAAGGACAGATTCGAGTGGGACAAGGCCGCATTGAAGAACTGGCAGTACTTCTTCTCCAAGTCGAACCTGTCCGTAGAACAGATTGATGCGGACCCGAACATAAACGTGAGGTACAGGGACGAGAGGGCTACCATATTCGAGTACAGAAACTTTGCGGGCATGTTTAACAAATGCGTTACACTGGACAAGTGCAGCACGTACATCCCTAACGCAAAGAGGGTAACATGCCACACTAACCACCCTTACTGCGTACCCGTAATAGGCGCCACCGCAGAGATAGAAGAGGAACCAAAGCAGGTTTTCATGGACCACTGGAAGGAACTTAGGGATTACGCAGGAATTAAAAAATCTGGCACTTATCCACTCCCTCACTATGCCGTAGGTAGACTGCAGTTCATCAGCATAGGCCAGAGGAACAATATGGCTAACCAAATAATGTGGGGCATCTGCTTCAACATCTATGCCGTCGAAAGGTACACGAAGACGAAGATTGCCGATGCCGAGAAGTTCGCAATGGACTGGTTCTATTCCATATTCAACGGAAGCAATGTCGAGGAATACGATGCATTTATTAACAACGAGTTTAACCCGCATGTAGAATACAATAGGGATATGGCATGTACAGAAAAGATGGCTATGCTCTATGACTATCCAGAAAGCGTAGAGGACAGCAAGTTCAGAAAGACGACAAGGGTTGGTTACGATGTTTCCTACGATGTGAAACAATGTTCTTCAAGGGATGAACTGAAACAGATTGGAATGTCAAGGACAACCGAGTGGAGAAAGGCCAAGGAACTTGGACTGCCTAACAATAAGAGGAAATCAAAACTCGACCAGTACATGAATTGTACAGAAGATGAACTAAACAACCTAGTTAAAACAGGGGTTTTGAACCGCATGGACAAATCAAGAATTATGTCAAAGAGAAAAACAGATTCCTGTGTTTAATGAGGTATATTCTATGTTTGTAACACGAATGTTTCAACGCCCCGTAACACACTTATTGAGTTGTAACAGATTTGTTTCAACGGAAGTTATTCCACTAATTGTAGTTGTAACAGATTTGTTTCAACGGACAGTTTTATCCTCCTATTGAGTGTACAATGAAACAAATCTGTTACAAACATTATGTAAGTAAATTGTAAGTTGTAACAGTTTGTCTAAACGGACAGTTTTATCCTCCTATTGAGTGTACAATGAGAAAAAATGATACAAACCAATGTATTGAACGAAAATTACTATATTAAGGAATAAAGATGAAGATTAAAATGACCTATACATGCCCGATGTGCGGGACCGATTTCCAGCCGTATTCAAGTTGCCAGGTGTACTGCTCCAACAGGTGCTACGACATGCACTATGCCATGAAGGAGCTATACCACCACACCGAACGCCTAAGCGAGCCAAGGCACATAAATTGCCCTAATTGCGGCAAGGACATCTATACACGCACAAAGAAGGTCAAGTTCTGCTGTGAAGCATGCAAGGTAGAGTTCCAGCACAAGAAGAAAATGAAGCCCCATACATGCACCGTATGCGGAAAGGAGTTCAAGGGGATAGGACGGAGCAAGTACTGCTCTGAAGAATGCAAGGTGAAGGCTGACAACGAAAGACAGAGAAAAGCATACGCTAACGGCGGAAAGGAGAAGCAGGCCGATTACAGGAGAAACAACCGCCCAACCATAAACGAGAGACAGAGAAAGTATGTAGACGCCAACCGTGACAAGATTAACATGCAGAGCAACGAATCACATAGGAGGTCTCGTGTAAAGAAACGGAACGAACGCATAGAGGAAGAGCAGGCAAGGCTGATGTTGAAAGCAAACATGTGTCCAGTAGCAAGCCAGGAAAAGGCCGAACGCTGGAAGGAACTTCACATCATCAGGGAGACCACAAGCGTCTTCCGTTGTCTCGACTGCGGTCGCAAATTCGTATTGACTAAGAACGACGGCGGAATAATACACATCCTAAGCGAAAGGGTCAAGCACGGGAAGGGAAACCCATGTCCTTTCTGCGGAGATTCCCCGATAAACATGCACCGTATCAATACAGTAGAGGCTGAGCTTGCAGAACGCTACCCAAACTTCACGATGAGGAACATACGCCCTGACTGGATGGAAGGCAAGGAACTAGACCTTTACGACCCAGAGAGGAAGATTGCGATAGAGTTCAACGGGATAATCTGGCACTCAACGAAGCACAAGAAGGACACCAACATACACAAGCACAAGGCAGACCTGTGCGAGAAGGCAGGTGTCCAACTCATACAGATTTGGGAAACGGAATGGGTCCAGAACAGGGAGTGCGTAATAGACAAGCTCGACGCAATCATGCACAGAGACATGACCAAGGTTCCAGCAAGGAAGCTTACAGCAAGGATTATGGAATCAGCCGAGGAAAGGTCAATGGTGGCAAGATTCCTCGACGAGAACCACATACAGGGACACGCTGGATGCAAATGGGCCGTCGCACTCATGGACGGAAACGAGATTGCAGCCGTATGCACGTTCAAGTACGGAACTGGCTATGCAAACGCTGGTTCTGGGACAAAGACCGAATACTACTGGGAGCTGAACAGGTTTGCCACAAGGTTGCATACTGCAGTCCAGGGAGGGCTCAGCAAGTGCATAGCCGCATTCAGGAAGGCCCACCCAGATGTCAAGAGCATAGTCAGCTTTGCCGACAGGAGATGGACATGCCCTACGAGGAGCGCATATTCTTCTAGCGGGTTCGTCGAAGAAGGAAGGGTTGCCCCGAACTACATGTACACTAACCTGAAGGCGAACAGTCCATTGATGAACAAGCAGTACATGCGTAAATCATCCATTGCGGCAAGGGCTGCAAAGGGAGGCCCAGAAAAGGATGTATACAGCCCAGACAAGACCGAGTTCCAGATGAGCGAGGAACTCGGTTGGTACAGGCTGTACGATGCTGGAAAGATAAGGTATCGGATGGTATTCTGATACTACAACACGTTCTGTACGTAGCGGAAAACATGCCCGCTCTTCACACGAACGTCGGCATGTACTGGTATTCCCTTCTCCTTGCATTTCACGGCAAAGAAAAGGTCTTCCCCGAGCACGCTGCGTTTCTCGTCTTCGTAATTTATCCACTTGAAATACGGATATCCGAGAGTCTTGAAAACGTCCGTCTTGATAAGGGCGCATCCAAGTCCACCTCCATGCACTTTAATCTTCGTGGCTCCCTCTGCGGCCATCTTCTCGATTTCCTGGGCCGTGTATTCCGATTCCAGAGGGAAACTGAAATACTCCGAACCGTCGAGCTTGTATAGCTTACAGATGTTCGTGTTGCCCTTATAGGAGCCGTCCGTTGTCCTGTGTGCGTAGAAGGACAAGCAAACGTCCACTGGGTTTTCCAGCATCAGTTTCAGGGCATTGCTGGGGATTACATTGTCGGCATCAACCATGAGCACGTAGTCGGCATTTATGGCTATGGCTTCATCTGCAATGCGGTTTCTTGCGGAAGCACAGTCATAGCCCCTTACGAAATCGAAAAGGCACCAATGACCACAGCGGTCGAGACCATATATGGAACGGAATGTCTCTGGACAGATTGTGTCCGAGCAAGGGATTGCGATAAGAATTTTCATGTTTTACTCTCCTGTTTTAACAGGAAAGTAGGATTAGTAGTTCGCATCCTTCGGCTTATCGGAATATACGTGGATTCGGCCCCTGTAGACCTTCAAGCCCTTGAACGCTGCCCAAGGACACCAGAGCTTCTCGCATGCGTAGCCGTAGAAACGTTTTGCACCCTCGGGCGCTTTCACGCTGAAACACAGGTCGAAAAGCATCCTGCAGTATTCATCGGCTATTTCTTCCCTGGCAACGAACATGTTAGTCCAGCTGAATTCGATTGGATAATGTGTGCTCATGTAGTTGACATAGAAGTCGCCGAACCCTTCGTACAGCTCGTTCATCTTCTCGATATGGTGAGTGTAGTAGTTGAAGGGGAGACAATACGCATCCATTGTCTTAGGAAACGCAACGTACTTCTCCGTAAGAATTACGTCATGGTCACGCAAGATTTCCGTAATCTCCTCTGGTTCCAGCAAATGTGTGTTGGACACGTCCCATATAGCCCTGCGGTAATGTTCCAGGCCCTTGTAGGGTACGTCGTGAACATTCTTCCACAGGTAGTATAATCCCGTGATTTCATTGTACAGGGGGTTCAAATCGTCGATGTTGTCACCAGGGTGAACCTCGTCCACGTAGAACGGGGTCCGCCCATGGTTCGGAGCAACGTCGAAACTGTTCTTCTTCATGCCGACGGAGTAAATCATCTGATTTCCTCTGCAAGGAAGGTGATATCGGAGGCGCCGATACCAGAGATTGTGAACCTTACGGAACGACCAGGCTGGCTGGAATATGCCACTTCGACGATATACGTCCACTGCACGTTAGTCTGGAGCAGGTACTGGGGTACACTTCCAACATACGCAAAGTCGGATGCCAGAAGGCTTACCGTGCTGAAATCGGTTGTTCCGTTAGGAGGCGCAGATGGGTTGTCAGCGTTATGGTAGAGCCTCGTAAACACCTTGTATGAGCCAGTCCATCCGCCATCTCCAAGCTTTACACCAACCTGCATAGTGCCACCGTGGGTTCCCTTCTGGGCAAGAACGAAGCTGTTAGTATGGTCAACCTCGTTCCATGCGTCTGTCGTGATTACGGAGCCATGTTCGGCAAACGTTGTGATGGGAGCTGCAGAGGTGTACATCGTCCAAACGTTGTCGCTATCTACCTCGCAGAAGGACTCCGTGTTCCAGCCTAGGTTTGCCTTGCTGTTGAATATGATGCGTGC